TCAAGAATTATGCAGGTTTGACGGGCCGCGATTGGAAAGACCCTGAGACCCAGATGGACTGGATTCATCTGGAGCGTACGGGTCAGTCGGTCAAGTATGGTGGCTCGAATGAATCGGGTAATTATGCGAAGGCTTTCGCAGGGGGCGGCGCGGCGACCGATATAGCGGAGCGATTTGGGAGATTAGTTGAGCGGCCGGCTAATCTAGCAGACTCGCTGGCGCGGCGCCAAGACTACGCGGCCCGCTTCGCGGGGGCTACGCCGACCACAGTTCAGCCTGGGGTCCGCCCCAGTGAAGCAACTACAACGACGCCCGTTAGCCAGGGTCCGCTGCCGTCGTATCCGGCCGATGGTTTCGTGTTCCATCACTCAGGTGGATCGTCGCTCAATGAGTTGCGGAATACTCTCCAGAAGCGGCACCTTGGGTCTCAGTATCTGATGGACCGGGATGGGACGATCTATAGCTTCGCGGGGCCTGGGTCATCGCACATCGAGCCGAACGATAAGTGGCATGGCGCGGCTAAGGGGCTAACGAACAAGAATGCCGTGGGCATGGAGATCGTCGCGAAGGACGACACGGATGTCACGCCGGCCCAAGTAGCCGCTGCGCGACGGTTCATTGACAAATACTATCCGGGTACGCCCGTGTATGGTCATGGGGAAGTTAACCCGGGTCATAAACAGGCCGATGAGGGCATGACCGTTGTGAGGGCGATCCGCGATTCGAGGGGCGCTACGAGAGCTGATAGGGGCGTGTTCGCGGAGCCGACTAGTCCGGCGGAGCCGGATGCAGCGTATGACTACAACTCCCAATTTACCAAGAATCTTTCAGCGGAGGCTTCGCCTGATCCGAGCATATTCCAAACGAAGCTCAAGGAGCCGCAGGAGCGGATGTACAAGAAGTGGCTTAATGCCACGAAGCGCGATACGGGGACGGATCTGAACCCCGATGACCCGGGGTACGATATGCGCGGGTACTGGAAGGACATTGTCGCCAGCGGCCAATTCAAGCGAATGGAGAAGGGCCAGCATTTTCCGGATACGTACAAGACTCCGTTTCATCCGACGTTTAGTCACGAATCTAAGTACGCGACGGAAGATGCGCCGTACTGGAACGGTGATGACCAGCTGATTGATCGAACGACTGGGCAGCCAACGGCTGGGTTCCTAGCGGAACAGGAGAGGGAGCATGCCGGCTAAGAGTAAGGCCCAACAGCATCTTATGGGCATGAAGTACGCGCAGGCCAAGGGCTCGAAGTCTGGGTCGGCCCAGATGGATGGGTCCACGATGACTACGAAGCAGCTTAAGGACTTCGCCGCTACGAAGACCAAAGGTCTGCCGGGTCACGTGAAGAAGAAGCGATGATCACCGAGTTTAATTGGCCCTTCTGCGGGAAGTGTGGGCATGGGGTCGAGCGAGTCAAGAGGGAGATTGATGTGTTTACGGGTGACGTGATCTACACGGTTACGTGTCATGGAAAGCACATGATCCAACGGGTGAGCGGGCTTGATATACATGACGTGATTATGATGCACACGACGAGTCATTACGACGAGAAGCCCACGGACGCGTATCCAAGCGTGACGTACATGAGGGCATCGTGATGCAACATGGTGGGAGTGGGGCCGCAGCCCCATCATCGCAGCAGGTGATGCAGCAGGGTCCAACGGTGGTTGGGAACTATGGGCAGCAAGATTCGTCATCTTCGTCATCACCTAGTGATGGATCGTCGGCGTTTCAGGGCATGGGCTCGGCGGTGCCATATACGTACAACATGATCCCGATTGGTTCATCGACAGGCGCGGCGATACCTAACTACCCAAGTCCCGATCCGAATTCGATTAATATGGGTCCCGAGGGGACTGGGTCCCAGGATTACACAAGCCGAATGATGCAGCAGATGTATATGGCCCAGATGCAGAAAGCGCAATCACAAGGCTCGCCGTCAGGGATGTCGTTCTGATGAGTCGGCATCTGGATTACAGGGATCTTGAACCGTTAGAGCGGCGCGTGGCGCTTATGCGTGCCGCAGGTATGAGTGAGGCCGTCATCGGCCGGTTCATCGACACAGACTATATGACTGTGAATGCGATCCTAAAGAGGCCGCGCGTGGCGCGTTACCTCATTGCCCTTGAGAGCACGTTTGTCGAGGAGATTGGGCCAAGTGCGAAGCATCTGGACGCGGCTATCCAAAATGAGGCTCGCCGTGCGTTTGTCGTTGAGCGCTCGGTTATGGAGAGACTCTTCGAGCAAAAGGAAAATGTTCGTGCGCAGTTGGGCGCTGCGACGACGGCGCAGGATATTCTGGATAGAGCTGGAAAACGCGCGCCAACGAAAATCCAGACAGAGATCACCCATACAATAGACGCGGAGGCGCTGGCGCGGGTCGCCGAGGTTCTCCAAGAGCACAAGGCGCTTGACGTCACTCCGAGGAGAATCGGTGATGGCGAAGCCGAAGAAAACGGCGACGGCCTGGCAGGGGAAGAAGCCGCCGACGAAGGATCAGAAGGCGTTTATCGCACAGGTACGGGCGATGCCCGTTAAGAAGGCGAGGAAAGCATGAAGAGTCTAAACACGGTGAGGCCGTTCAAGATCAGCTATCCGAGGAACACTCCGCGTGTGTCGCGTAAGCGAGATTGGATGGACCGATCAGAGTGGCGGAAGTCACCAGATACCAACTACGGAGTTGGGACGCAGATGATTGATGATCAGATGACCCATGCGAGGAATACACCGGATCTGAGCGGGACGCCATACAAGCAGTTGCCGGATATAGCTGTGCGTGCGGGCCGAATTGGGTTATTGAAGGGGTGACGTATGGAGAAGAAGCCTGGAGAGCCAGAGGCTGATGAGGCGAGCGAGGAGGAGCTGGAGGAGATCGCGGATGATCTCGAGGATGGCGAGGAAGACGAGGTCGATAAGAAGTAAGGTGGGGGCTTCAAATTTTGAAGTCCGTAGCGGTTGATAAGCGGGGTTGCGGTGGAAGATCTGGAACTTGCGACATATGCGGCGAGTGGGGCCATAAACAACGAGCGGACTGAGCAGGTTAGGCAGTCGCTTAGGTTCCAAACCCAGAGGTCGACATATGTGATGGCGAAGGCGATCGTGGGCTTCCACGACCTGACGCCGCGCCTACATGGGCAGATGTGCTCGTGGATTGAGGGCCCGACGCGCCGTAAGCTGGGCCTCGTCCCCAGAGATCATCTCAAGTCTAGCGTCTGGACGATAGCCGATACTGTTCGCCGAATCGCAGCGGACGCAAATGTCCGCCTGTTGATTGGGAACGAGACCGCGACGAACGCGAGTCACTTCCTACGGCGGATTCAGGCGGTGTTTGAGCGGGCGCCCCTGTTTAGGTGGTTGTATCCCGAGCTCATTCCGGACACCCAGAAAACCAAGTGGTCTGAGACGGAGATGCTCGTCCCACGGAAGAACGATTATCCCGAGTCGACGGTTGAGGTGATCGGGGTTGGGGGCGCCGTCGTCAGTCGGCACTATAAGCACATCAAGCTCGACGACTTGGTTGGCAAGGAGGCATCCGAGTCAGTCGACGTGATGCGCAAAACAATTGATTGGTACCTGTACTGCGAGAGCCTACTCGAGTGCCCAACCGACCCGATTGACACGTACGGAACGCGGTGGACCCACAAGGATCTGTATGCCTGGATCATGGAGCATGAGTCAGACATAGATATCTTCCATCGGAAGGCTCTTGATGACGGAGTCGTTCTGTGGTCGGAGAGGTTTCCGCAGGTTGAGCTGGAGCGGATTAGACAGAAGATTGGGTCGTTTAAGTTCTCGTGCCAGTACCAGAACGAGCCGTTTGACCCTGAGCACATGACCTTTGATCCTGGCTGGCTTAGGTTCTATGAGACGGAAGGGTGGGAGGTTGATAACAGTCTTGCTACGGTGAGACTGGTGGGGCAACCTAAGCCAGTCCGGATCATTCCGGTCATCCTGACTGACCCGGCGATAAGCGAGAAGTCAACCGCCGCGCGCACTGCGGTGGTATGTGCCGGCCTGAGCGAAGATGAACGTGTGTTCGTGCTGGAAGCGTGGGCCGAGAGGTGTCAGCCGCTCAAGATGATTGAGAAGATCTTCGAGATGGCCGAGCGGTGGGATCCCATGGTGGTAGCTGTGGAAGGCGTGGCGTACCAAAGGGCCCTAAAGGGCTTCATTGAAGCCGAGTGCATGAGACGGGGTAAGTGGCTCAACGTGCGTGAGGTCCGACCTGGGAGCCGCGAGGGAAAAGAGAGTCGAATCCGTGGCTTGCAGCCGTACGCCCAGCGGGGCCGCCTCTGGCTCCGCCGGTCAACGACCTCGGTCTTGAGCGAAGAGTTCGAGGCGTTCCCGCTAGGCGAGACGGTTGATGTGTTAGATGCCCTGTCGTATGGGCCGCAGGTTTGGGTCATGCCAGATAGCGATGAAGATCCGCGCCTCATGATTGAAGACGAGGACGACAAACCGATTCGATATGAGGGAATAAATGGGTACACTGGATATTGACCTCCGGGGTGGAGTGGCGTGGTGGTCCGGGTCCGGGTCTCTCCGACCTCCTAAGCCTCCGGGGGGGCGGAGTGGCGGGAGGGGGTAGGCTATGACTAGCACTGTCCGAGTCAATATCGCTCAGTTATCTGCTTCGCATGTAACTGAGACCCTTGACCAGGTTTGGACAACTCAGTATGGTGGCCATCAGACTGTTGATTTGGTTGCGGCGACGGTCTATCCCATACCGTTCCCAGCGTCGGCGACTGGCTTAGTCATCGTCTTTCCGGCCGCAACAGGCACGGTTACTATAGGGACGATGGTATACAATCTAAGTGCCACCAATCCAACCGTCGTCGTGCTGCCTAAACCGACCACAACCCTAAACGTAAACCCAAGCGTCGCACTGGCGTCGACGGGCTTCTTTTACTTCTAATGGCTGATCCAGCAAATCAGGCTCAACGGAATGCTCTAAAAGCCACGGGCGTGAGCCCAATGACTACGGCTAAGCCCCACAAAGCGGGCGAAATCCCGCAAAGCAGACCATTAAACCCAGAAGAGAATCAACTGCTCCAAGCGTTCTTCGCTACGGCCAAGGAGCAGAAGAACCTTGTTCCACCACTGGGTCTTGGGGATACAGCTTATGATCCGGTGGCAGGTATAAATCAGTATAACGCTGAAAAGGCAGATCGAAAGCGTCGTGTTGCGTACGCAATGGACCGCGTTGGTATTAGTCGCAATGAGATCACGGACCGGGCCGATATGTCACCCTTGCAGGCGATAATGATGTCTCGACTAAGGAGGTAAGATGGGTCAGCAAATGGGAGCCGATCAGTTCGCTGGAGCGGCGAGTGGCATGCCGTCAGATGTCTTGATGGGTGGGGCCATGCCGTCTGTCGCTGCTACAAACACAGGTGGCCCTGGTGGGAGCCAATCGGGCATGATGAGCGCACTTGCGTCGGGATTTAGTAAGCTGAGTGAGGTCAGTAGCTTCCTCGGTTCGAGTCCTGACGAGATCAAGAAAAACGCTCAGGTACTTGGTGCGATGGCCAAAGACCTTGGGTCTGCCCACCAAGCTATGACCGATTCAACGCTGATGCGCCGGGTAATCGAGCATGGTATGCGAGCACCGCTTGCTGTGTTCGGGGGCCAGAGCCCACAGGCTGCAGCGCGAATCCAGCCCACGTTTAGTGGCGAAGCCGCTGCTCAGGCTGGTCAGTGGAGGGGGATGCGATAATGGGACGTGCAAACAAGAACGCCCGCCGTGGCGGGAATACACAGAAAAAGCCACCTAAGCCCGACCCCGTAAAGAAGTAAATGCCCCAGTATAGCGGCGTCATTCCTGGTGCCCCTGTAGCTCTGACACCGAAGGATCGTTCGTGGCTCCCACAATACTTCGATAAAGAGCTACAGGACGCGCTTGATGCCCATGAGATGAAGCTTCAGGTCATTGACGAGTCGAATCGTCTCTATCTCGGCGACCCACTTACGAAGAAGAAAGATTTCCCGTGGGATGGCGCCGCGAACTTAGTGATACCGCTCGTGGGCATAACGGTTGACTCCATAGTCGCGAGGATCATGAATACGATCTTTGCAGTCGAGCCGTTTTGGAGCGCACAGGCTCTGATTAAGGACCTCGAGCCGGTGTGCGCCCCATTGCAAGATTTCATGGAGTGGAGTCGAGTCAATGAGCTTCGGATGTACAACGAGGTTAGAACTTGGACGATTGAGATCGTGAAGCATGGGTGGGCCTATTTGAAGGTCTATTGGGAATCGTTTACTCTTCGATCGTTCGTGGTGAGCCGCGGAGCGGCTCGGGCCCGGGATTCGGTCGTGCGGCGCCCACAAGTAGCGCATGTGCTATTAGCAGATATGATCTGCCAGGCGGGCATCGAGGACGAGCTGCAGCAGGCTGAGTGGCTTGGTCAGCGCATTCGGCTAACCGACGGCCAGATGATGTGGCGCAAGCATGATAAGGTCTACGATGATGTCGATAAGATCATCAAGGCCAAGGCGATTCCAACCCCGATGGAAGAGAAGGTTCTTGAGAACGAGACTGAGCGCCAAGTGGTTCCACCGGGGGAGAAGCTAAATACTTTATACGAGATGTACGCCGACCTCCCGGTGGGAGGCAGCAGCCTCCCTGTCCCGATTATGGTCACCTTTCATTTGGAGACAAAGACGATCGCCCGATGTGTCTATAATCCAGACATAACGGGCGCGCGTCCATTTGTGAAGGGGAAATTCCTTGAGCGTGAAGGCAAGCGTGACGGCATTGGGATTTCACGACAGCTCGCGATGCTCCAAGAAGAAATATCCACACTACACAACCAGCAGGTCGATAACGCAACTCTCGCAAATACTCGATTCTTTATCGGACGCCGAGGCGTTGTGCGTAACGGGACTCGTGTGTGGCCGGGTAGGTTCCTCACCGTGCCCGATCCTTCGCGAGATATCATTACCCTCCCAATGGCTGATGTGTACCCTTCGATGCAAACCCTCGAGACTAGCTGTCTCGCATACTCGGAACGACGTTCAGGAGTGGCGGACTATCAGCTCGGACGGGAAAGTTCAGTGCTCGGGAACCGTGCGACGGCGACTGGTACTCTAGCGTTAATCCAAGAGGGAAACCGAAGGTTTGATCTAAACGTCCGTGACGTGCGAGATGCGCTGTCGCTTGTAGGCAAGCGAATTTTGCTCTTGAATGCCCAGTTCCGTCCCGAAGGGATGGCCTACTTTGTGAAGGGCCAAGATGGAGCGCTGGTCGAGAAGGTACTCAGCCTACCGGATGAATTCCTGGCTGATGGGATCGGGATGGAGTTGACAGCCAGCACAGCTACAATTAACAGGGAGATCCAGAAGCAAGGGTTGATGGCCATGATGGGCACATTGACCCAATACTACCAGCAGATACTCCAGATTGCTGGCGTAGCCATG